ACTTTGCCACAAACTCTACATTTACGATCAAAAAATAATAAATGTTCTAATTCTATCTCATCATCAATGGACATTACCTATAATCCCACATATATGAACGATCTCCATATTCGTCTGCATACCATCTATCCCCAGAATCATCCACAAAAGTTGTTTCACCGTTAATTCCATCTTCGATAAAACCAAATGGAGCCATGTCTTGATCAATTTGATTTTTCTGCTCTTCATATATTCTCTTTCTTACATCATTCTCGGTCATCTCCTTAAAATATTCTTGTGCTACTAACCAGGAAAATATTACAAGACACATTGCCAAGTCATCATTACATCCTTCTTCTGCCTCAAAAGAATTTCCTTTTTGTGAAAACGTAGTTAGTTCTGATATAATTTCATAATCAGATGCAAGTAATTTATCATCTTCTACAAGAGTTTTGAGATTTGAACATCCCAATTTTTTAACTGCCGAAGTTGTGCGAACTCCAAGTTGAGTTTTTTTGCCAGAGAACCCTGTTCCCACTATCTGTCCATTTCTACCTCTCATAGTTGCCATTAAAATATTTTCATATTCTAAATCATATTGAAGAATACTAGCAACTTGATCACCAATATCATTAACCTCTATCAATAACCAGGATTGATTATAACCTTTTGCTACATCAAATATGATATTAGGAAATAGCATTGGTTTGATTTCATTATTTCTATATTTTGCAACTACCTTATAAGGAAACTCTGTGATATCAAAAACAATAAATGCTGAATAGTCATTACCAAGTCCACGAGCAACGTCAACTGTAATTAGATAATTATGATCCTCAATAGGATTTTCATAAACATCTAATCCGGCATTTCTTTGTATTGGATCTTCATATACTAAAGTTTTGAGTTTTGATGGGTTGATAAGTGTATTAACAGAACCTAAGAACTCACATTCAAACTCAACCCGAAATTGTTGTTCCGATGTGTTTGCAATTGTTTGTTCTTTCCAAACAACATCTCTACCGGGAACTTCTGACCAGTGAACCTCTGTAGGAATATATTCGTTTTTATTTCTTTCCGCATCATGCCACATACGGTAGAAATGATTCATACCGTGTGGTGTGGATACAATAATTACCTTTGTGCTTTTACCAGAAGTAATAGTAGGATAAACAGATGCAAAGAAGGAGTCAGCGACATGATTGGGGACGAATGCGAATTCGTCGAGAAATAAGATATTGAACGACATGCCTCGGACAGCACTCGCAGATGTAGATGATGCCAATATCTTACTGCCATTTTCGAGTTCTATATTTCCTTTATTCCATACCAGAATACCTTGCTGCATCCATTTTGGCAAGTTTTCGTATGCGGTTGATAATCTTGCTAACAATTCTCTAGCAGTAGATGCTTTGTTTGCCAGAATACCAATGTTTACACTGTCATTGAAAAGTGCATAATGTAAAAGATATGATACCACAGTAGTAGACTTACCAGTCTGTCGTGGCATCTTGCAGATATTAAATCTATTGTTGTGAAAATTATGAATTAATTTCTCTTGAAAATGATATGGATGAAATTGTGTCAAACCTTCATCAAGAGAAACAATTTTAATATAATTGTTTGCAAAATAAACTGGATCTTGTTTACATTTTAGAAACTCAATAATTTGATCCTCTGTAAACTCAATCGGAGTATTTGCTTTTTTTAATAATGGATTACCAAGATATACGTCACTCATAAAATCAAATTAACAATTCCAAGCTCTTAATGATTTAGACAATCTATCATCACCAGTATTATTGGAGGGTTTTTGCCTCTTCCGCATTCCCTTCATTCTTGCACAAAAACTTTTCCTACGAGGATTGCCAACTTTTTTACTAGGTGCTTTCAGATCACTACCAGGATTTTCTCTTTCATAAGACTTGCGTCCTTTTTCATTGAGTCCTCCAGACTTACTCTTACCTGATTTTTTAGTCCAGGCAGCACCTTCTCCAAGTTCACTCTTCCAATCAGATTGTTCAAATCTTACCTTTGGTTTTAATTTTTTCTTACCATCAGGAGAAGGAACAAACACTCCAGTTTCTGGAGATTTCATGTCTACACTATCAATATCACCATCCACATCAGCATCAATTCTTTTTGTTGCCTGAATTGCAAGTTTCTTCAAGTTACCACCACCAATTCTAGATTCTTCTTTTTCTTCCTTCATTTTTTCACGTTTTGCTTTTGCCTTAGCAAGTAATCTTTGTTTTGCTGCTTCTCTCTCATCTTTAGGAATAGGAGTTACGGCACCAACTTTTTGATCAACATCACCAACATCATATCCTTCCTTCTTCACACAGTTGTTATAAGTTTTACCAAACATCTTTTTGGTTCCTTTCTTCTCATATCCCTTCCAACACTTCTGTCCCTCATCAATCTGTTCTTGCCCACCTTTGATGGGTTCTGGTTTGATAATATCAACGAACTCATATTCCATTGCCTGAAAATCGTTTCTCCAATCAGAATACTCTACAGACTCTGACTTATTTCCCCAGTTAGCAGCACCAACCTTACGGCACTTTACAAGTGCTCCGGAAGCATATGCAGAAGGCCATACAGAATAACGTGACTTAACCTTCTTATAACAGGCATCTTTTTCACCTGCCTTTTCTATTACAGTTTCTTCAGTCTTCACGTTGATTGCCTTCCCTTTTCTATCTGGATTTGGATCTTGACGTTGCTTTCTATTAAATGCTTTTTTCTCTTCCTTATCATCTAAATTTGCGGCCATTTTGCTGGATCCACATTTTGGTTTTGTGGTTTGTCCTGGTTGTTTGGCACAGGGTTTTCCGGCATATTTACCACCCAATTGAACCCAACCAGGCTTGCCATCACTAGACCTACTCTTGCCAAACCAGTCACGCAAAGAACTATCACCACTTTTCGATTCACTTACTCCTCCACCATTTCCACCATTCCCATTACCATTACCATTTCCACCATTTCCATTACCGTTTCCATTATTATCACTATCTTCTCCAGATTCTTCTCCGTTTTCTTTGCGAAGATATCCACCAGATGCAACACGATATCCTAATGGAATTCGTTTACACTTTTTATCAGTATAACAGTAATAATATCCTTGCTTACACTTTTTCATCGATGAAAAGTAGTCTATTCTTTATTATTTAGAAAACCTTGCTTGAGCATTTTTTGAAGTTCTGATGTAGAACCAACAAAGACTGCATTATTAGTAACATTATTTGTAGTCTTCTTAGTTTCGTCTTCTACATCCTTAAGTTTCTTCTGTAAATCAATTAACTTATCAGTAGTATCGGCAACACTCTTAATCAACTGCCCTGCGACCTCGTATGCCCTTGGACTGCCTCCTTCCCCTGCTACCTCCATAATGCCGTTGATTGCCTCCTGACCCTTCTCTATAAGGGAGTAGAGGTTCGCACGACTATAAACATAATCCTTCTCTATATCATCATCCTTAGATTTTATAATCTCTGGTTTTTTGATTGGTTTTGGCTCCACAATATCACTATCAATATTCAGAGCCTCATCGATTGAATCATAATTATTATTCATAACAATCAAATATCCTCTTGTCTAGTAGGACTATACTCCTTAGAATCTGGTAAGAAAGACCATTCTTCGGTAAATCCAAAGTCATCACTTGGATCTGCGGTAATTGGATCGACAGAAGCAACATATCTCATTTCACGTTTTGCGGTCTTTGTATCTGTGCTCGAAGAAATATCAGCTTGAACCTTACGAATAAGACCTTCGGAAGTTTCAGCAATAGAACCGAACAGATAAGTTTTAGCAGTAAATCTTAAAGTATAAATTAATGCTCTTCTCGTTTGGAATGATCCTTCATAATCATCTTGAAAATCAATACTATCGAGAACAATTGGAATATCTCTTTTCTCTCCAATAGAACTGGCTAAATCTACAGTCAAATTAAATGATGGTTGAAAAAATGGAAGTATCTGCTCAATAATTTGAAGAGCATCATCATTTAACTTACTGAAAATATTAAGTTCAAATCCAATATTATATGGAACCGGCATAAAAACTTTTTTTGTTTTATTATCAGTAGTATCGTTTGCCTTAAATGTTTGAGTAACTCCAGTTTTTCTAGTCGAATCATATTGAATTGTGGTCATCTCAAATGACATTCTAGGAAGAGTAATTGCAACAGATTTTGTTAATTGCTCTTGCTGTTCAATTTTTGCAAGAAATTTTTGCATTGGTCCATAAGAAAGACCAACTTTTGTTTCATCTAAAATGCTACCATCTTTCTTTGTATGTCTAATAGAAATATCATTAAACAACGTTCCAAAACTAATAATAGTTTTTCTTATAATTTCGTGATAAAAATATGTTCCTAGCATTAATAAGTACCAAATGGATTTGATTCTGAAAAGTCTAATATATTGTCTGCTCCTAATTCAAATTCTTCATTCGAATCATATGGATTATCATAACTTTCTAAATTATGTTCCTTGACAACATATGTAGCTGATGAAATTTCTCCCACAATAGTTTCACCAACATAAAATTTTCCCGTATTCAATGAAACTCTTAAGTTGACTGGTGGATCTATTGTGCTAACAGTAGTATCTCTTCTAAAATCTCTAACTACTGCTGTCAGACCTGATGTCTGTCCAGTAACCTTCTCATTATATAAGAATGTACCGACACCAACAGTAGAAAATGCACTAAAAGATACTTCCGGTGCTTGCGTATATCCAATTCCTGGATTCAAAATTCTCAAAGATTCAATTTTATTACTAGAATTGATTGCAGCAATTGCTGTTGCAGTAATTCCTACACCAGGACTACCAATAACAACTTGAGGAGTAGTCGCATATCCCGCTCCAACATTGGATACAACAAGAGAATTGACACTAAACTGAGTTCCTCCAACTGAACATGTAGCAGTTGCTCCTGTGCCACCACCACCACTTATTGTTATTGTAGGTGGGGATGTATATCCACTTCCACCATTGGTTAATTCTAATCTAAGAATAGATTGGACATTTAATATAGAAGTCGTTACTGCTACTGCCGTTGCCGTATTTACTCCTATATTTGGACTTGAAAAGGTTACCGTAGGAATAGAAGTATACCCACTACCATCATTATTTAAGAATATTTCGCTAATAGCATTATTACTAATTGTTGCCGTTGCAACAGCAGTAGCAGCAATTCCTGTAAGAACAATGGTCGAAATATATCCTTCGTCTTCTACAGTATTGTCAACTTCTTCAATATTAGTATCGACAAGTTCATTTTCATATTCATAAAGTTCGCAACTTAACTCATAAACATAATTAGTTCCCAATTGATAAAATGGTTTTTCTGATTCAACTCTTTTAATCTCAAATAATCTTTCACCAAGAGGAAAATAGATCAGATCACCTTCTTTAGGTCTAGCAATCAAATCTGCAAAGTCATATTCTAAAATTAAACCATCTTTAATACCTGCAGATATGCCTTCTAGAAATGGTGCAATGAATTCTTGATATCTATCTCTTGAGATAGTTAAATTTATTTCATTTTTTAATCTCAATCCAAACTTTGTCATGATGTCACTATCGGGAGCATATCCATCATAATTATTCAGATATGCTTCTATCAGAAAACTATCATCAAATTTTGACGATTGTATTTCTCTAATAATATCATCGGTCTTAAAAATTTTTCTAGGAAGATAATAAACTTCTATACCATAAATTTTTAATTGCTCATTTATTATATCTTGAACAAGAAATTGTTCATTTGTAGATCCTTGAAGAAAAAATGGATTTAATGCCATACTAATTATCCAATAAAATCAAGAGGTGGTAATTCATATTCAGAAGACATCCTCTGCTTTATATCTTCTAATTCTCTTTGACCATCTTCAAATATTGCACGGCCATTGAGTTCAATTCCTCCTGGAAGTTTTACTCCCTGAAATTTAATTAAATTTTGTCCCCATTGTTTCTTTATTAATGCAGTAAGATACTTTTTAACAAAACTATCATTATAAACTTGAGAAAAACTTTCAGGATCAAGTGCTCGATAGCATTCGAGAACAAGATATGTATCTTTAGATTGTGCTCCCCAATCAATATCTAGATACAATCTATCTTGCCTTTTATTAAATCTTACCTGTTTTTCTGTCGTCAGTAAAAAATCAATATCTTCCAAATAAGATTTGGTCATTGCATATGTTAGTAAATCAACTGAATTGAAATAATAAAGATCATTCAAAAACAATTGATACTTAATACTAAACATTCCCCCGGAGATTGTGCTAGTATCAAACTTAAATATTTTTTCAACTCCTATAACAGAGTTTGGAACTTGAATATAGTTTGAAGTCTCATAAAAATTAAATGTTGTTGTTCCAAAACCAACAACATTTGCAGTTCCGGTTGTTGTTACAATACCTACTCCATCTGTTCCCTTGGCTCTTCCTCTATCAATATCATCTTGA